GACAGGGTAGGTATTGTAGACCCAACGACAGGCCAAACAAAAGTACCGGTAGCTTATGACCCCAACGGCAGTTTAGAAGTAGGTGCAACAACTATTAATGAGTTACGTCGCGCATTTAGATTGCAAGAATGGTTGGAAAAAAACGCAAGGGGAGGAACTAGATATATAGAGAACATATTAGCGCACTTTGGCGTTAGAAGTTCCGATAAACGTCTACAAAGACCCGAATATATTACAGGTATGAAGACACCGGCAGTTATTAGCGAAGTTCTTAACATGACAGGAACGAACGAAGCAGCGCAAGGTACAATGGCCGGTCATGGAATTAGTATAGGAACAGGATACAAAGGAAACTATTATGCAGAAGAACATGGTTATATCATTGGCATTATGTCCGTTATGCCTAAGACGGCGTATCAGCAAGGCATACCGAAAAACTACCTTAAAACAGACCCGACGGAGTTCTATTGGCCTTCCTTCGCCCATATTGGTGAGCAAGAAGTTCAACAACAAGAGGTATTCGCTTACACGTCAAATGCTACGGACACATTTGGATATGTGCCACGTTATGCAGAGTATAAATTCTTATCCAACCGCGTGGCGGGGGATTTTAGAACGAGTCTGGATTTCTGGCATTGTGGCCGAATCTTCAGTAATGAGCCGACTCTCTCGCAAGAATTTATTGAGATGGATAGTGAGGACATCGACGAAAGAATTTTCGCCGGAGGAAGCGTAGAGGATAACTTATATGTCCAGGTATTAAATAAAATTAAAGCAATACGGCCTATGCCGGTATTTGGTACCCCACAATTCTAAAGATGAAAGCAATATATTATTTAAATGCGTTTGGTGGGTTAACTATAAAATGCCGTCAAGTAGGCGTTACACATTATATCATATGTGATTATGATGATATATTCACCATAATCTTTTAGTTATGGGTAAATGTGTGTCACCATTCAGGAAAAAAGGTACATTAGTAGATTTGCCGTGTGGAAAATGTTATGACTGCAAAATGAGACGCATTTCCGGATGGAGTTACAGATTAATGAAAGAGGCCGAGATTAGTTCTTCGGCCTTTTTTTTAACTCTCACGTATAGTCCGGAACACACGAGGATCACCCCAAAAGGTTATATGACATGTACAAAAAGAGACGTTCAATTATTTATGAAACGTCTAAGAAAATTAAACAAAGAAAAATTAAGATATTATGCCGTTGCCGAATACGGCGGAAAAACAGATAGACCACATTATCACATTATATTATTTAATGTAGATGTGGAAACAATAGAAACAGCATGGGAATTAGGACATATTCATGTAGGCAATATAACAGAAGCGTCAATAGGATATACAATGAAATATATCAGTAAAGGAGGTAAAATTCCAAAACATATAAACGATGACAGGTTACCTGAATTCAGTTTAATGAGTAAAGGATTAGGAAAAAATTATTTAACAGAACAAATGATAAAGTATCATAAAGATAAAAATGCTATGTGTGATAGAGTATTTATACAAATAAAGGATGGAAAAAAAATCGCGTTACCGCGATATTATAAAGATAAATTATATACAGATGTGGAAAAAGTAGATATTGCAATACATATGGGAGATAAAGAGTGTGCAAAAGATGTGGGTAAAACAAGAGAGCAAATTAAAAAAGATATGGAAAAAGAAGAACAACTTCGCATATATCAAACAAACAAAACGATAAAACGCTATGAAAGTATTTAAGACATGGTCGAACAGCAAACCAACGGAAGGTAAAAAATTTACTCAACCTTCCATGACAACCCCCGACCAAACAATGAGCATGCGAACTATTCTAGAGAGGTATGCTAAAGGCCTTCCGGTATCGGATGGCAAAGAGGCAATATGGGATGATGACGCAGAGAATTCGAGTGGTATCAATCCCAAAACATTGGATTTAGTAGATTTACAGATAATCGCAATGGATAACAAAGAAAAAATTTCGCAATTAGAAAAAGTGAAGAAAGAGGACGAAATTAATGTTAACAACAAAAAGGCCGAAGCAAAGGCGAAGGCCAAACAGGAGTTGATAGACGAACTGAAAAAGGCGACGAAGGAGACGCATAGCACTAATATACCTTGATATATTAGTGCTTATTGACACCTATGGACCCAGCAACCGCCGCCGCTATAACCGAAGCCGGTAGTAATATAACACAAAATTCGTCAAATATAGGTATGTACTACCTACAAAGACATCACGCGTTAAAAGATTATCAAAGAAACAGAGCAGATGCGTTAAGTGATTTTAACATGGCGAACAGATATAATTCGCCCCAAGAACAAATGAATAGGTTACGCGAAGCCGGATTAAACCCAAATTTAGTATATGGAAAAGGGGCAGACCAGGCGTCCGTTCAAATGAAAGGACCCGATTTAGATACACCAATTGCGCCCAAAATAGAAGGGATTGATATAAACAGAGCGAGGGCGATGGGTCAATCCTTACAACAAAATAAAGCGCAAACAGATAATGTATTAGCAGACACAAAAAATAAAGAGTTACAAGGAGCGTTAACAACGGCGCAAACCAATCAAACAAATATGCAAACGGCAAATATTGCCGAAAATACCGCACGAACTAGGTTCGATTTACAACAAGCAAGTGAGTTAAAAGATTCAGTATTAATGAGAGCGCGTTTGGAAAATGAAGCGATACAAACAAATATCACGACGGCGTTAAATGGTATGGAGTTAGCGAAGGTTAAAAGCGCAAGCGATAAAGCCCAAGCGATACAACAAATAGCAGAAAGCCGAGCACGTGTATTATCGATGCAATTACAAAACGCGGTATTACCAATGCAAAAACAAAAATTACAAAACGAAATAGATATGTTGCAAATGAACATATTAAATGCGGATTTAGACAGAAGGATTAAAAATATAGAATTGGATTTGCGCAAAGATGGTATTAACCCAAACGACCCCACATGGTCGAAGGAATTATGGGATAGGATATCATCATGGTGGGATAAAGACGACCAATTCGTCAAACAGGAAAAGAAAAGGACATTCGGAGGTAGGGAAGGATTTGATAAAGAAGGAAACCCAATGCCCCTATGGATGACATTAGGAAAATAGCGGATTGGATGGTGGCCACCACAAAGTGGTCGCCATCCGAACGCAACAAGCGAAGCGCGTTAGGAACAAAAGAACACGAAACAAATTAAAAATTATGGGATACAGAAAAAAAAGAACAATGAAAAAAGGTTACAAGTCGCGGACCAAAACAAGTCGCACTTATTATGTTTCACGTGGTGGAATTAGATTGTAAACATGAAAAATTTATTCAATTCGGTCAAAATGACCAAGCCAAACAGGAACGCATTCGACCTAACACACGACGTTAAAATGTCGGGCAAAATGGGTAATCTTATGCCCTGTTGCGTTACAGAAGTCGTTCCTGGCGATTCGTTCACAATGGCAAGCGATGTATTTTTACGTTTCGCGCCATTAGTATCACCGGTAATGCATAGAATTGATGTATCGGTACATTACTTTTTTGTACCGAATCGTATTCTATGGGAAAATTGGGAGAAGTTTATAACAAACGAGCCGACAGGAGCATTCCCGCAAATTAATATGAATACGGGATTAACAGCGGAACAAAAAAGGTTAGCGGATTATTTAGGTGTGCCACCTGTACCGGCGGGAACAGGTATAAACACGAACGTTAATGCATTACCATTTTCAGCTTATCAATGTATTTATAACGAATACTACAGAGACCAAAATTTAGTAAATGAGGTAAACTATAAAGTAACAGATGGTGTAAACTCACCGGCAGAACTAATGGTATTACGCAAAAGAGCATGGGAACATGATTATTTCACATCGTCATTACCATTTGCGCAAAAAGGTCAGGCAGTAGATATTCCACTAGGAGATGTGACCCTAAAAACAGGATGGGATGGTAGTGTAGGAAATGCCCCAAATTGGGTAGACACGGCCGGTGTACCATCAAATGTTAGAGGTCTAAATACTAGATTATATGAAACAAACGACGACAGGGTAGGTATTGTAGACCCAACGACAGGCCAAACAAAAGTACCGGTAGCGTATGACCCCAACGGCAGTTTAGAAGTAGGTGCAACAACTATTAATGAGTTACGTCGCGCATTTA